GAACTTGAAGATTCTGTACTTGTTGAACTTGAAGAACTATATTGGTTTGAAGAAGAGCTTTCGCTACTTTCACTTGTACTGCTACTTGTTGAAGATGAAGAACTATAAGCTATAGAACTAGAACTTAAAGAGGTACTACTACTTGAACTATACAAATTGGAACTAGAAGAACTTAAGCTACTGCTACTTGAATTACTAGAGGAAGAACTATAAAGAATAGAACTGCTAGAACTTTCATCAGGAGGTGCTGCACTTTCGCTAGAACTTTCAGATGTATATTCTTCTTCATTTAAAAACATACATACCAAACGATTATTCCCATCTAAAAACGTAAAGAATGGGTTTAATTCATTATCACAAGCAAAGGAAGGAGCATCAGAAATAGTTATTTGAGCACTACTAGCCAATGCTCTTTCTAAACTCCAAGAAGATCCTCCATAAACAGCATATGTAATTGTTGAAACCCCGCCAATAGTTGCTAAATATCCAGCTTTAACAATATTACCTTTAGCAACAATACCTCCTAATTGTGGGTTTGTTGTAGGTGCTCCATCTATTTCGGTTTCAGTATCTACCCAAGAACTTGTATCATTAAATGCATATATTACATTTTTATTTTGATCACCATATAAACCATAAACATTATTATTGCTATCAACGCTTCCACATAAATATACAGGATTTATAGTACCAACATATTCTGAACTCCAACCCCCAGCACCATCATACCAATGTTTACACCTACTATTAGTTCTATCTTTACCAAATATATGGGCATAATTATCGGAATCTACTCCGATAACTTTTCCTTTATAATAAAAACCGCCTTCTACCTCTTCTATTTTTTCTGTATCCCATGAGCTTCCATTCCATTTGCTATAATAGGTATCATCATTTGTCCAATCACCCCAACAAACATGCTCATTTCCATCGGTATCAATTGCAACGGAAGGATAATAACCATCTTGTACTCCTTGTGAAGTGTGAATTGCACCTTGATCATCCCAATCGGTTCCATCATATCTTGCATAACGAACCAAATCATTTGCTTCATCTCTGTAAACAATTGTCGGATAACCATTATTTTCATTAACAGCAATAGAAGTGTTTTGATTGGCAGTAATAGTTGTAGAAGAATCAACTGTAGTGGCATTATCCCAAGTATAGCCCCCATCTATAGATTTAGAATAGTATAAATCTCCGGTACCTTCGTTATACCAAGAAACGTGCATAGAATTATCACGTTGATTAATGGCTAAACAATCACGAGTAAGTGCCGATGCACCACCATTAGCAATGATGCTTACCTGCCACCTTCCCCCACTACTACTTGAACTTGACATTATTTATTCCTTTTTCCTATAAAAGTAATTGCCCACTGTTCCAACCATCCACCCATAGAATCAATAGGAACTGTATCTTTGCCTTTTCCAGGATGCCCAACTCCATTTAATCTTCTATTTGGAATACAGTAGGTTGCACATAAAGTTTCCATTTTTTCTGTTCTTTCAAATAAATAACTTAATCCTGTATGGGTATATCTATAACAATCTACTGGACAAGGATGATATCTCCATGAAAATAAAGTTGTATGTATATTCAAACCACCTTTTTTTGTTATACGAACACATTCTTCTGAGGCTTTCCAAGGTTCTTTTATATGTTCGAAAACACTATTGCTATAAACAATATCATATGTTTCATCTGGTATTTCATAACAATTACAAACATCTGCAACTATCATCTTACCATTCTTTATTTTCTTATCTTTAAAATGTTCATCGTTTTCTAAGAAATCACATTGATATCCTTTAATCTCTTTACAATGCCTACCTGCCCCGATATTTAAATATGTAAGATTTTTTCCATGTTCTTTTTTATAAATGTTCAATGCTTTTTTGACCAATATATCATCTTGACACAATATAATATCAGATGCAAAAGGTTTAATAGAAAACTGATTTCTATATTCGTTCAGTTTTTCTTCACTACCATCAAACATTTCTTGTAGTATGAAATTCTTATTTAATCTACTCATACTACTTCTCCTACCTTTTCCTCATATCCACTTAAATACATTTCGAAAAGAACCGGATAGTTTTTCTTAATATAATCATCTATTTCAATTCTTTCCTTCTTATTTAAAAATTCACTTGGTTTCTTTTTAGTACTATTCAACCAACTATCTTTATATATACAGTATCTTAACCATGTATTTGCAGAACGTGGATAAGAAAGTAAAATATTTTGGATGGGTAGTTTTCTCCATCTCTTTACTTTTCTGTATGGAATCTTAGACATTTGCAGTCCTCCTTAAATTAAAATTAACTAGAAGAAGAACTGTAATTATCCGAAGAACTTGAGCTACTAGAAGAACTGTATTCCTCCGAAGAACTTGAGGAGGAAGAAGAACTGTAATAGGTTGGACCACCTGTACTCCAAGCACCATCACCCCATACAGTCATATATTGATTTGCAGTTACTTGTTTTATCATAACTGAATTTGGAATACCATAATTTCTTATACTATATTTTGTTCCTGCATCTCCTGAATCATCTATGGAATTTCCTTCTTGAGTTTGTAAAGTGATTATATATGTACTATCTTCTCTTAAAAATCCGAAGTGCCTACCTATCGTATCACTTGAATCAACTAATGGAAGTATGAATCTAAAATCACAAGCTATTGAAGAAGGTATGATAAACGTTTTTGCACTATCTTCAATTGCTACAGTATAAGGAGATTGATCACAACTTGTAATAACTACAGTTTCATTACTTATAGACCAAGGAACTAAACCTGTGTTATTAATTAAACTCCAGTTAACCGTTTCTGTAAGCACTAATGTTGTATAAGTACCAGAAATAGGAGAAGCTTTAACATGTAACATACCTGGGCCAAACGTATAAATATAACTAGTAACAGGATCGGTAAATCTTATTTCACAAAAGTAATCACCAATTTGTCCAATATCAGCTTCGGTACAAGGAAAATCTACGTAATTCTTATCTTCTTCATCCGTTTGGGAACTAGAAGAGCTATCTGCATTTGCTATTACACCGTCAATAATCACTAAAGATGTTGAATATTCTTCGTTTTCACCATAACCCAAAACACATGTCCAATTACTAGGTGGTACCCATTGTTGTCCACCTTCGTATAGGTAAGCTCTTATGGTTGGATTGGAAGCACAAGCGACCGTTATATGGAACATGCGATTCGGGTGCTGCATATCCAATTTTGAGGAAAATTTAGGTGTGGTATTATCTATTGTACTCATATTACTCCTTTATTAGAGATTATATAAATATAACCATCTATTGAGTTCTTAAAAACGTTATCACTAATAGATGATATTGTGTCATTCTTTACTTGATTTTAAGAATTTTATTGTTATACTATCATTATGGAATTTGCTAAACTTAACTTTCCATTATGAAGTGAAATTCCAACGAAAAATATGATCCGTTTGAGAAACTCTAGTACCCCCATCAGAACCACTTGGAGGTACTGATGTACATTCTCTACTTGTTTGTAAATCCATCGGAAATGCTTCTCCAAAGTATATTTCATTAGTAGAAGTAACATCTTCAGAACTTGAACCTGCTATTGTATCCCATAACTTTCTTTGTTGATTAGTCCATCCCGTAGAATCTAAATCCAAATTATCTCCTGCTGCCGGTTGATCGATGCTTGTTTGTAATGATACTACCCAATCATAAGTGCAAGCATTGGGTACTTGTATTCCTCTATATACAGGATAACTTCTTGTTCTATAAACACTACTCCAATACCAAACACCCGAAGAATCCATTAATCTATACACATAATAATAATATGTTGTATCTGTTGAAGCACTCCAAGCTTCTGCATTATATTTTGTTTCACATCCATCTCTAGCACGTTGACAAGGATCCGGCAAACCTGTTTCAAATTGTGATGCATTCCTAGATTGTTTAGAAGAACATCCACCTCCATCTCCTGAATTCTTTGCATTTTCATCTTCATCAAATGTCCATTTCATTGCTGTTAATGCTGTACAAATATCTTCTGCAATCCAAGGACCAACTATATCTCCTGTTTCAGCTTGTCCATATTTTCCACTACCCAATGCTAACCATACAGGATCAGCAGGTGGTTCCCATACCTTTGCTCTTCTAAATCCATATTCACCTAATCCATTTGTTAATCCAGCATTAGAACAGAAAGCATCCCAATCAGAAAAAACAGGAAATTGAGTAGTTGTATAATTAGTTCCATCAGGATTATAACTTTCACCTTGATCGTCCATAAATTTGTTCCATAAAAGATATCTAATATCATATTGCATTCTATAAAAGCATGACCATGTAGCTTGGTATTCTTTGGTATGACAATCTTCATCCCGCCCGGTTCCTAAATCAGTTACAGAAGTATCATACCATTTTTTCCATTTAGAAGAATCAAAAGATGCACCACTAGTATGAGCAGTAATACAATAATATAAAAAACCATTATAGAAACGAACTTGGGTAACTGAATAATAAGTAGAAGGTGCCCAAGCTGAATGTACTTTTGCCGCTATAGATCTTTCTGTAAACCCAAGAGTTACTTCATTAACTAGAGTAGAATTTTGTAACCAATCTTGTCCGGTAGGTATTGGTGTAAAAGCCATTTAGTTCTCCTTAAGCGTGGAATCTTACCCAATCAGCTTGCCATGTATCGGTTGCTCCATCTGCTTTCCAACTTAATACTTCATATTGATAATCACCATCAGGAATTGTAGCAGTATATTTCCATTCTAATTCATTACTACTATTTAAATAAGCATATTTTTCTTTACTAGCAGCTAAATGTGCATCTCTTAATCTTTTCCAATGTCCGGTTGAATCTTCTTCTATTGTTTTAGTTGTTGGTGTTCGTAAAGTAGTAGGTGCATCATAATAATCTGAATCACCCATACATTCAGAATCATCAATATCTCCACCGTTATATCCTTGATTGATTTCAGAAACGGCACCACTACTTGCAAATACTTCTCCAATCATGATATAGATGTTTCCGTTATCATCATCTCCACTTGGTCTAGTTGTCGATTGAGTTAATGTTGCTGTAGAAGGAGCTAGTGGATCGTCTAATTCTATATATATGTAGGTAGTATCATTATCAGCAACGGTAAAATTTTGAATTGCAACTGTTAACCAATGTCCATTTCTTTCAAAGTATCCACCTAATACTTCTATACCTAAACCACCCGCAAGAGAAGGAGTTATTCTAAAACTAAATTCTTCGAATACATCATCAATATCACCACCATGTCTATATTGATCGATCTCCGTAATTGCTTGAGAACCTGATACCGTGTCTAAAGTTACTGCACCAAGTATGCATCTTACATTTCCCCAATCATCTGTAAATTTAGTTATATCTGTAGTTGCATATACGGATAAATTATTTGGTGAATAAGGATCATCAAGTTCAAGATATATATAATTTGTATCGGAAGCGGTTAAAGAAGCATAAGATACGGTTTTATAATTATATCCTGGATCTGGAGATAAATCTTCTTTCTCTCCATTTCTTGTCCAACTACCTACTATTACTTGAACGGTTGGTTGATCGCTATCATCTAATGAACCTAATAATTTAAAATGAAAGATTCCACCATCTTCTCCTCCCATACCTGAACCTGAAATAACTATAGAAGAATTAGTGATATCAACATCTATTCCATCTTTTCCAGAAATATTATCAAGCATACGAGCTAAACGATTAAACTCATCTTTGCTTACTAATCCATTTTTAGTGTATGAATCTTTAAAAAATGGACCTCTACTATTTACATCTGTCATACTATAAACTCCAATCTAATTCAGCCCAATCTGGCCCTTCTGCTGAATAAGTATATCTGATTGTATTTAATTTTCCACCAATTCCTTTGTATGGTACTATTTCATATGATGTTCTAAACCAACCATAAAAATCACTTGATAGTGTTAATTCAGAAGTTGTACTATTTCCTCCAACAGAACATGTGATACTCGAAAGAGAATATAGTCCACTTACTAAATTTGTAATTGACGTAATATTTTCAACTGTTCTTTCTGCTGTTACTATATATCTATTTCTATAATCTTCTGAATTTGGATCTGTTTTACTAGTTCTTGTTTGAACTCTACTTTGTAAACTAGATAATATTAAAGGATCTGTAAAATAATCAGTAGTTATAGATGGATCTCCTCCTGTTCCTGTTCCTCCATTTTTCCAACTAAAATCAACCCATTCACTTACTGTTGCCCATTCTTGTTGTTGAGCATTTACTTCTACTCCGTTCTCATATATTTTACCTATATTTTCACCAACAAGTTTAAAATATGGATCAAATCCTGTAGATGGAACAACGGTTACAACACCTCCACCATTAAATTTTAGATTTACTATTCCTGAACCACTTGCATCTGTCAAAGTATTATCCATTGATATTGCACCACTAACTTCTGACAAATTCCTATAAGCAGATACTCTTAATATATTTCTAAATTGATCAGCGGTACCCGAACCACCTGATGATTTAAATTCAGTATCCAATGATAAACGATTACAATTCCAATAATCCCAAGGAGTTTTGGTTTCTATACTTATTTCACCCATAATTATTGTGCCTCCAATCCATTTGCCGTTGCCGTATTAGCTTCTAAATTCTTTTGAGCAATTTTAAGAGCAGGATTGGTTGGAATACTATCTTTAGGTAATGCTTCTAATGCTTTTCCTGTTTTATCAATTGTTCCAAATATATCTTTACCTTTAGAGAACATTCCATTCAATTGACGGTTTAATCTTTTTTGCTCCTTCATTTGTTGTTCAATTAATCTATCTGTTTGTTTAGATGTATAACTTGAAGACCATTGCCCACGAATATTTTCTATTGCACCTACCTTTCCTTCAGCCGCTAATTCACTAAGAGCTGCCGATCTTTCACCCAAATATTTACCTATCATATGTGGGATATTTACCATACCTTTTACGATTAAAGCACCTACTTCTTCCGCACCTGCTAACAATATTTCCAATGCTGTTTCACCTATAATAGAACCCATATCAGCAAATCCTTGAAGTGCTATCTTGCGTTGTTCTCCACCTTCAAATAATGCAGCAATCATTTTTGTTAAAGGTTTTATTGCATTTTGAATTTTCTTAACCCATTCTAGTGTTTCCATTGCCCACTCTTTAATCTTTCCACTCTTTCTAAGCTCTTGTATCTTTACAATTAACTTTGCAATATCATCCTTTGCTAATATCTTAAACTGATCACCAAAATCTTTTATCGCTAATACCCAGTTATCTCTTAAGGTTGACATCAAACCATTACCTGTTTTTGACATCTTTACCATACCACCTCTATACCTTTCCATATCTTTAGTAAGAACTATCCAACCTTTATCGAAGTTTTTAGCGGAAAGAGCAAATTTATCTAACTTTTGTTTTGTATCATTAGTGATAACACCCATTTGCATCATTCTTCTTGTTGCTCTTCCTACCGGAGCACCTGATTTTAAACCTGCATAAACTCTACCAATATGTAATGCAAGTTCTTGAAGAGGAACATCCATAACAGCAGCTGCGTCACCCATTAACTTCATAGATTCTGCTGTACCCATTGCTCCTCTTGTTAACACCTCTAATTGTTTTGAAGCTGCCGCAATATCTTGAATTTGAAAAGGAGTTCTTGCACTAAATTCTGCTAAATCTTTCATTCTATCTTTTGCCTTTTCTACCGAACCTAACAATACTTCAAACTGTACTTCTAGAGTTTCAAAATCAAAAGATTTTTTAATAGTATAAGCCAATCCAGCTAAAGCCGCTCCTGCAACCATTGTAAGCTTTCTAAAAGCATTTCTAAGCATTCCGAAACCTTTAGACAATCCACGAAAAGCACCTTGAGCAGAATTTTTAAATCGTTTTAAATCACTAGCGGCCGCTTTGAATCCCATTTTGGTTGCATTAATAACTTTTATCTTTAATGTAAGTTCTTCAGACATTATTCATTCCTCCTTTTTTCAATAGAGAATATTAAATCCTTGAACTGTTTGAATGCTATTATGCTAGGATCATTAGCTACATTCTCTTCTTCGGATCCTTGTAGCCTACCAATATTTCCAATTAACTCATTACAATAATCTCCTGCTGTTTCCCATATCCATTCTTCTTCTGTTTTTGAAGGAAAGAAATGCATCAACGCAGATAATGCCGCAGCTATACTTCCATTACTCTCATCTTCATCTTCAGCTTCTAGATATTTGATTGCATTCTTTAAATCTAATTGTTCAGGATGCTTCTTTATCTGATCTATTAAATCACTTAAAATTTCTTCAGCAGAATCTTCAATAGTATCGATTTCAAATTGACTAATAGCTTTTGCAATTTCTTCCTGAGTAACATTTAATTTTTTAGCCCATTTAGTAATTGCTTTCTTACATTGTTTTGCATCATCGAATTTAAATGCATCTAGGTTCTTGGAGTTATTGTATGCATAAAGAACGGATAAAGATAAGGATTGATTATCTTCTAAAAACCATACTCCTGCTGATTCTTTCAACCATAATTTTGCACCAATAGTAAGAGGATAAAGATAAATGTCACCTACCTTTATACCCATATAGAAAGATAATATAGAACTAACTGGATGCTTCGATTTTTCTGCTAGATCATTTAATGCTACTATCTCGTCAACATTAAGATCTATTCCTTTTTTATTTAATTCTATAATAGCTTCTTTAGCAAGTTTATTGGCTTTCTTCATTCAACCTTTCCTTCTCTTGCGACAGAAGCTTTTTTAATTCTTTTCTTCTTTTGCTACATCCGCCGCATCTTCTTTTTTTTCGTTTTTTTTTGGTGCTTCTACTTTTACTTTACCTTCTTTGATCTTCTTTATTGCATTTATAATTGCTGATTCTGATTTATCATCAATTTCAGTAACATGGGATAAATGAGATAAAGCTATCTCCAACATCTTTTCAGATTGTCTATTCATATCAAACTCCTTATATTTCTATTATGTTCTAAGTACTAATTTTTCAGCAGTAATAGTACTAACATCAAAAGCTTCATTAGAATCATCGATGTTGTATCCAGTAACTGTCCAATCAGCAATAGTAAATGTTGCAAGAGTTCCGATATAAGTGCAAGATATTGTTTCCATACCTTTAACGTTTTGTCCAACCCAATGATCGCCTGTAGAACAATTAGCATCTACATGATCCAATGACAACGTATAATTAGAACTTTGAACACAAATATTTCCACTTGCTAATCCTGCAAAATCATAAGCACCTTGAGCACCCGTAATAGCAGATTGTATAGCCGCTGAAGGAGCATATTCATTTCTATCGTCAGCATGAGCATTGGCACCATGATTATGTGCTGTGAAATTAGCAATAGGATAAGCATCCCAACTAGTATCAACGGATATCTCTGTTATAAGATATGCATTTTCAACCGCACCAATACTAGGTAGAGCTGCACCCATTCCTGTTATTGCACTATACGTATAAGGAATTGTAACTTCGGTAATAACATCATAAGTGCTACTAAACTTCTGATAATCACCATTAGCTTTTACCATTTTAATATTACTCTGTGATGTACTTACTGAACTAGATTGAGGTATCCAATTTCCTCCTAAATCTAATACATCTGCCGCTTCTAATGCTACTGTTTTATCTGTCATAACTATCTCCTTATTTATTCCTGATTAGAATTATATACTATTCGAAAATCAACACGAACCATCCAATACATTTTCTCTTGTTTTTTTCTACCATCACTTCTGTCTGATGTACTACTTGCCGATGCTACTTCTACCATTCTACTAAACAATTCAGGATGATTAGTATTTTCGAATAACTCTACATTAGGTGGTATTCCTCTTTCTTTCATATAACCACTACTACCTAAATCTCCTGGATTTCTTTTATCATTATAAGCTGGCATTTTATTCAATATCATTCCCGCTAATCCCATTGCATCTTTCATATTTTCATATTGTCCAAGTAATGAAGCTTCTGCATACCATTTATTAGAAGGAACAGGATGTTGGAAGTTCTGAATTTGCTGACCACCTCCACTTACTATAAATGTCCAAAGATTATATTTAGTATCCCAAAGTATATCACCAAGAAAAGCATCGGTTCCTTCTGTACTATTCGTTGATTCAATTAGATATTTAAAACAAGCATTCTGAGCATCCCACCAAGCTGTATCTAATCCACTATTTAAATTTTCAGTTACCATAATATACCTTATAACATTTGAAATACTGTTTTAGTTTCATTTACAATCTCATCTTTCTCATCTCTTATAGCTCTATGCATATACATTCTTCCTGCTTTACTTCCTTTCGACTTTGTTCCAGCACCATAATTATAAATTTCCTGTTCTCTTATCTGAGCATACTTACCGGCTTTAGAACTTGGAGGAATATATATGTCTACAAAATCCTTTCCAACTTTAAACGTAATAGCATTCTGTAAAGTACCACTCTTATAAGGAGCATATTCTTTTGCTCTTTTAGAAGCTATAAAACCAATAGTTTTTAATTTTCGTGCCAATCTTCTATCTATTTTTTTAGGTAGATTTTTTAACTTATTAACTATTCGTGTATAACCTATTAAATCTAAAAAGAACTTAATCATTACGTTTTCTTTCCTTTATCGATTCTTCAATCCTCATACCTTGTCTTCTTGCTTTAAATCTTGCTAATTTTCTTTCTCTTTCATTTGTGTATGTATAGCACTTTCCTAATTCACCCCATCTAAAAGCATGTAATCCGTCTTCCATACACTGTTGTAAAAATCTATTAATATTAACCTCTTACTACTTTAATAGTATTCAGTGCAAAATATTGTTTAGCTTCAGGTGCAATACTAATTCCTTTCCTTTTAATTTCTATCTTCTCATCAGGATCGGATATATCAACCACTGCAGCTGCTCCTCTTTCTTTCTTACGAGGAGTATTCTCTAATATGTAAAGTGCTTGTTCAAATACAGCATAATCATCTCTGTAGGTATCATCATCTGAATCTGGATCAATCATTTCTCTACCTAAAGAAACTTGTAATTCTCTTTGAGCTTGAGCTAATGCACCCGTTCTTAATACCGTATCGAAACCAGTCCAATCATAACTTTTTAAATGGTTATCGGATTTAAAATAAGTATTAGCATCATCTATATCTTTTGTATAAGCCATAATTAAATCCTTTTGTTATTCTGTTTAGCTTCTTCTATCTTTTTAGTGCTTTCAGATAAAATATCTTTATCATTCTTCCAACCATGTATCTTCCATTCATCATATTCTGAAGCAGGAATCGTAACCTTAAAAGCATCTTTGAAAATAGGAAAGGATCTCGTGTCTTCAATCTTGACAGTTTCGCCATCGATCTGAATATTCACCTTGCCTGACGAAGATGTTCTAGATGGTTTAGATAGTCTAGATGGTCTAGATGGTTGCATAATAGATAATAGATAAAATTGAGTGGGGCCAAATTGCCCCACTCAATTTTATTTCTACCTTATCCTTGGAATACAGCCCCACCTTTTCTTTCAATAACTTTAGCACCAACGTAGGTATCGAATACAATCTGATCACTCAAAGAACTAGTAGAAGAACTAACAGTCGTTCTAACACCAACTCCATTCATGAACGCAACAGAAGATCCAACTGCCAAAGGAGCAGGAGGAACAATTGCAGCTGCCAATGCATTAGGAACATAAACTATATTACCAGTTGCAGCAGATTTCCACGTAATATTATCACCATCATCAACCGTAGCAACAACAGCAGGCCCAACAGTCAAAGTAAATACACCACCGGAAGCAGTAGTATCACCAAGAACCGTATAAACCGTACTATCTCCAGCAACTGTGAATCTTGAACCATCAGTAATAGTTCCCGTTGATCCACCAGCATTGTCATCCAATACTATGGTCGTTGAACCAATAACACCACTAACACCATCAGTAGCATTAGCGATATCACCTCTAGAAGCTGCAATAGCATTCTGAGTTGCAAACATAGTTACACCGGAGATTTTACCGATGATTGCTTCACGCATTGCCATTGGACGATCTTCACCATAATCTACAGAACTTACCTGAGCAAGCTGCAAATATGAAGCTTCGGCAGTCGTATTCATAACAGCTACTCTATTTTCAAGAGGACAACCGTTATCCTGTAACAATTTTCTACCAGCAAGCAAATGTGCCCATGTAGAAGGATTATTACCATCAGTTCCAGCAAGATATCTACCGAAGCCATTCAAACCTTTCTTGAATATATAAGCATCACCGGCATCCTTAATAGCAATCATAGCAGGTTCAGTAACAACAGTATTAAAATCATCTAATTCCAATGATTTTTCTTTTGTAGTCAAAGTATGAGCTACATAAGGTTGTTCACTTAACTGCAAACTAACAGATGTTTCAGTGATGTTGTTATCAGTTACAGAGCTAGAATCATCAATGAAATCTCTAGCAGTTTGTTGAGGTGGAACCTTAATAGAAATACTGTCACCAACTTTTCCACCAAATTGGTCTTCATGATTTCTATTACTTAACTGAGCCATAAGCATGATGTCTTCAAGAATTATAGAAGCATCTCTTACAACTAATGATGTGTTAACAAATGTATTTGACATTTTAACCTTCCTTATTTATATTAATTAACGAACTATATCTTTCTAGAAGCTCTTTGCCTCTTTAAATGCATAGCTCTTTCAGAATCACTTTGTTTATCAGGTGATTTTCCACTACCATCGGATACCTTAACCGTTTTGTTTTCCCCCGTACCTTTAGCTGTTCCTTCACTCACTAGAACACCTTTATGGTTTTCCTTAAACGATTCAATAGCATCATTAATAGCATCTTCATCATCGAGATCTTCAATTTCAGCAAACGCAGCTTCAACTTCTCTTTTAGCCATTTCTTGAGGTATTTGATCAAGGAACTTTAATTCCTTATTCATTATATCAGTAATTTTATGATTCCTCTTTGTTTTAGCATACTTAGACTGTATCTCATTTATCTCAGCTTCCTTCTTTTCCAAAGCTTTCTGTGCCTTTTCGATTTCTCTTTGGGCCTTTTCAACTTCAGACATACTACCAGTTTTTGCTTCTTCCAATTGAGCTTCAAACTCCGTAACTTTAGTACGTGCCTTATCTCTTTCGGTAAGAATTCTGGATTGAGCAGCTTTCGATTCCTTCAATTCAGCTTTCAACCTTTTATTCTCAGCTTCCATTTTTTTACCAATATCCCCATCTACAACTTTATTTTCGTTGTTTTCGTTTTCGTTGTTTTCGTTGTTTTCGTTGTTTTCGTTTACTTCTATTTTATTTTCATCTACCATTTTATCACCTCTGTAATTTGCGGCATTACAAGCCAATCGCATACTTTTCGGTAGTATGTTAACCTATCGGAACATATTATATGGTTGTTCCTTTACCATCTTAATTAACTAGAATTAACTAGAACTTGAACTATAATTATCCGAACTGCTACTAGATGAACTAGAACTAGATGTACTACTACTCGAAGAACTAGAACTATATTGATTACTAGAACTTGAACTTGAACTTACAACACAAGAACCTTCGTAAACAACTCCATCCTCGGTTGACCATACACCATTTGGACATGCATTAGGAACATCGATTGAAGATATCCATTGATTTTGAGGATCTCCAATAGTATTACTCATAGCCCAATAACCAGTAACGGATTCATACCATATAAAGTAACTACCGTTTGCATAAGTAGGTTTACTGTTATATGAAGTATCTCTATCAGCATAATTTCCATTTGCTAATGTAGTGTTAAATCCTTCTGCACAGTAAGTTGGGAAACAACCTGTACTTGAACTAGAACTTGAAGAACTATATCCATTCGAACTGCTAGAAGAACTGAAGTTATCAGAACTAGAACTTGAACTTGAAGAACTATAAAGAACACTAGAACTTGAACTAAACGAACTATAAAGAACACTAGAACTTGAGCTAGAACTTGAGGAACTATAATCACCACTTGAACTTGAAGATGATTGTTCTATTAAACCAAATGCAAAATCTGTCCATGTAGGCCCAGTTCCAACAGGTTCATATGTAGTAGTTAACCAAACATTAACATTTTCAGTTAATCCTGCACCAAAGTTAATCTGAAGCCTATCTCCTGATTTCACATATATATTATCAACTAAAATCGAATCTGATTCAGTAGAAAGAGTATTTGTTGCTAATTGTGACCATAGTCCATCTCTTTGAATCATTATTCCTATAATACCCGAAACATTAGCCGCAAACGTAAATGCAATACTAGAAAGCCATCCTTCTACTACTTCGTTTGTTCCTGGGGTGGATCGAACAGTTACTACATTCAAATTAATATATCGATTACTTGCTGTTCCTAATAGACTATACCTAACTCTATCTTTGAAGTCACTCATACCTTACTCCTTTTTATATTATTGCTTTATTCTCTCTCGAATAACATATATCACTAATAAATGAATATGTGTCATTTTATAAACTAAATTTTCCTTTATATCCTTCTATCTTCCTCTATCATTCTACTAATCCTTTCAGAACGTATAGTATCTTCAGCATCCTCATCTACCATTGTATTCATGTCAATATCATCACCTTCATCTTCCAATTCTTCTATTTTATCAATAGAATCAATAGAATCAATAGAACTTATAATTGATTCTTTATCTTCATCACTAATTTTTATCTTCTTATCTAAAATATGAAGAATATGCTTTTGAATCTGTTGTTTCATTTCTATAGGAAGATTACTATCATTTGCTTTTATTAATGCTTCAATATCTTCCTTGAAATTTGTTATATTAAAATCTGAATTATATTCCGGATCCCATTCAGGAAATTCAGGATCCCATTGCATACTTATCAATACAGCTTTTCTTTCTGCATCTTGTAATATGGATGCTCTTTCTTTCATTACCTGTTCTACATCAAGGTGATCCCACGCTTTACTTTCTGCACTTGCTACTTGTTTGGTATCTTGCTGTAACATTAATCCAACACTATTAAATAATTCATTTCTTAAACTATCTAATTCGGTTCTCATTGTTCCTATTGTAGAAGCATCAGGCATAATAAATCCTGGAGTTGCATCACCTTCACTTAAGAATATAGGATAATTATAACCGACAATCATATTAACAGCTTCTAGAGCATCTACATTAAATTTCTGCATTACAACATCTAGTAACGAAGCAGGAACATACATTTGAGGAAATACAGAATTATAAAAGTTCTGTCTATTACAACTTTCAAGATCTAAAATTGTTCTATTAATACTTTCTAAATTATCAAATCCAATTGGTTCTGTATCTAATTTTCCAACCAATACAAAAGGAACTATATCTTTTAGTGAAATTTCCATAACCTCTTTAGAAACTATTTTATCATTGCTTTTTGGATCATATAAATATTTAGTCACTATTCCACCTAATTCCCATAACTGACGATATCTTTGAGAATAAGGAACTTCGTATGGACTATCTGCAACATAATCCCATCCTTCCGTTAAAACCCATAATATATTTCCTGTTGAATCTATTTTCCAATCAACTACTTCCAATGCAGAATATACTTTCCAATATGGTCGAATTTTTTCCATTTCCTTTTGTTCTTGGGATATTTGTTCTTCCGGTGCTATAAAAGGTGCATCTATACCAAGCCAACACCAACCATTAACCGTAAGATATGAATTAGCTAACTTCATTATTTGAGTTACTGATTCACCATTAGCTGATATATCTTTTTCTACCTCTTCTGATATGCCTTCTCTTTTTGGATTAACACCTAAAACATATTGATTAATCTTTTCTACGATTCTTGTTAAATGAGGAACTACATGTGCTGTTTCTTTTCTTCCTTTAAATACGGAACCATCGCTTCTTGTTCCACCATCCCAATCTTCAGTTGCTTCTCCTGGGAATCTTGTTAACCGTTCATCTATATAAGGAGTTCCACCTTTCCATCCCAATAAATTTATAAAGTTATGTGTTTCTCTTGAATCATATATTTCATTACTTCTTTCGGCAATAATTTTGAATTCTTGTTCATTATTCATTTTAATCTCCTATTGTCTAATAAAAATACTTGTACGTGCTTTTAAGGATTCATTATAAACTATTGAACAAGCATCACAAATATCGTCATGTCTACCGTATGGAAATTCTCTGAAGTGCTTAAGGAACATTTCAACCCAAGGAGCATCTTTAACTATGTGTATATTTCCTATTTCAAATAAAGGTTCCATAGGTGCAACTTTGGCTGATTTATCTCCTGACATTCTTGATTTCCTAATAATTCTTTGTCCGAGTAATAATTCCTTTAGTGTAGTATATGCATCTTTATAAGCGGCAAAAGCTTCTATGTAAACAGGAACTGTAGCTGTATCGTTATTCGTAACCATCTTTATTATTCTATCTCGTTTAGGTGCTTCCCATTGTCCAACTACTATATTCTTAATCCAAAGATGTTTTAATCCATCTTTCTGAGTAACACCACCTAAAACTCCAACCGTAAAATCAGGATCATCTTTATTCCGTTCCTTTGCGGTTGAAGCCAAATCCCATGCTCTTATATACTCTATATCAGGAAATTCTCTTATATCATGCTTTTGAACATTGTCTACATTAAACCGATTACCACCTCTTATTGTTGGTTCTCCTTGATATAAAGCAGACCATTCAAAAGAACCCATTGCTTTCTTTTTTCTTTCCAATTCTTCAATGGGATACTGAATGGGCCATAAAGCTTTATTATCACTAATAGCCGGAAGTGTGACAATTTCCCATGTTTCCCCATCTTCTTCTTCCATTTCTTTTATCAATGTTCCAATTAAATCATCAATAGCCCATCTCGTAGCAATAATAATAATCGATGCATTTTTCATTTGTCTAGTATAAAAAGTACTTCTATACCAATCCAACAATCTTTTCCTACTTGCTTCACTATCTGCTTCTACTCTATCTTTGTAATAATCATCTATTATTCCTATATCAAATCCTCTACCTGTTAAAGCACCTCCGATACCTACACTAAAATATTTACCACGTTGAGTAGTTTCCCATTCTAAATCAGATGTTTTAAATTTCTTACTGTTTAAGGATGGTGTAAGATTGGGAAATATAGATTTATATTCACTGGAATAAAAGCAATCTTTAGCTTTTCTAGATTGATCACTTGCTATACTTTGAGAATATGAAGCAAGCACTACAGATTTATCAGGATTTTTACCAAGGAACCATGAAGGAAAGCGAACAGAACATAGCTCAGATTTGCCATGACGTGGTGGCATTGATACTATTAATCTTCTACATTCTCCTTTCTCAACGGCTTCAAGTTTTTTACAAACATCTTTTAAATGATTAGATTCAATAAAGTTTTTCTTAGTGTATTCAAAGAAATCGTATAAACTATTCCTTGCTTTCCTTCTTGTCTGAAGTTCCTTTGCTGCTTCTTTTGATGATATCTGACAGTTCTTTGTCACTTAATTCCTCTACACCTTTATCAATATTCACTATAATTTCGGATTCAAAACCTTGCATCTTACTTGCTTGATGGATTGCCGCAATTATATCTCTGTTACTGCCTGTCATATCTCTAACAATTCTACCTAATTCAATAAGCATTTCTTCTTTGGAAAGCAAATAACGTTCTGCTATTTCATTCTGTAATTCTTTTATACGTTCTGCTATTTTAGTATTCTTTAGTAATTTATCTGCATTCTGTCCGGCAAACTTTTTTTCATAACCTGCTTTAATATAAGCATCTACGTGTTTGGATCCATTAGATACTTCTTGTGCGAATATTTCCCATTTAACTCTTTTAAGTGCTGGCATATTACTCCTTTACTCCTTTACTCCTTTACTTCTTTCTTCTCTTTCCTTATTATGCTTCCCCCATATACTGCTGTTGCAATAACTGTGTCTACTACGAATGCTAAACTAAGTGCTACATACCAGCCCACACTTGCTTCTTTTGTAGTGAGAGCAAACAATAACCCAATTAAAATCATCAATTTCATAATCTATCTCCTTTATAATATGTAATTTTGTGTCAATTTGTCAATTTGTCAATATATTAAATCCTAACGTTCTTTCCACTCTTGTAAGATTCATATTCATCTATAATCAGTTGGATATATTCTTGTTGAGTAACATTTAATTCTGTTTTTAATTCGTTTATAGCGTTTATAGCATTTATATCTATATCATCGCCCGTTCCTTTTTCATATATATCAATAATTATTTTTTCTAATTTATCTATATGTCGTTTCTTATTTCTACTGATTGTAAGAATATCTTCATTCCTCTGTACTTTTGCTGATGTCTTCGTCTTCATAATATTCTTCTTCTCCTTCTTTTTCGTTAATATATTTATAAGGTGTTAAGAAAGCAAGATCTTCAAACTCTGCAATTTTCTTATAATTTCTATATATCTCTCTTCTTAAACACCCAACACTATCTGCAATTTGTTGACCAGTAAATTCCGGATGAGTAATTTTTACTGCAATTATATCTCTTTGTAAACTGTTTAATGACATATATAATTTTAAAATACGAGATAATCTTTGAATATCTTTATCATTCAGCTTCAATATGTCGATAGAGCTGCTAGAAGACGTATTAAAAGCCTTATCTATCTGTTTCTCGAGGCTATATAACACTTCTTCATTATAGTGAATATTAGACATTCTTTTGCTTTTTATTCCTATTCTTTCTATGTTTTCTATGTTTTTCGTAATAATCCCAACCTTCATCAAATTTGCTTTTATTACTCCTGTCAGAATCACCTTTACCTACTTCTGATTGACGGAGTTGACTGGGAGGAATTACTTCTTTATTAGCATCACCCGTTTTAATATTATTTCTAAATATTTCTGCATTCTTTTGTCGAAGATATTTTTTTTCTTTAGCTGATAATTTTGCCATATTAATTCTCCTCCAAATAACTCATAAAATCATTGATACTTTTAATTAATCTTGCTTTTGATTTTTGCCTATTTTGACAATCACATCTTTTCTTATGTTTTATATCTGCATTATTTCTTTCTAAAACATATACTCTTTGTTCCAGCTGTTTAATCTGATATTCTACATCTTTCATATCTTTCATATTTTTCATATTTACCTCCTTTAAATCGTGGTGGCCAAGTAATTTTCATGGCTTAAAAATCACTTTTTTAAAGGCTGGTTGACGGAGAATCATGCCTACCACCGGGTATTATCATTTACAATATTTTTTTCTATAAGCTTTCCCACACGAATTACATAGCCATTTAAAATCTAATGGATCTGAATAACCATGTAACTGAATTGCTAATATTCTTGTTTTAGTTTTACATTTTGGACATTTATTTGGACGGTTAATTATTCCTTTTTCGGTTGCAGTTTGAATAGCTTTATGTGCTTTTATTTTACCTGGGTTTAAAAATGCATATTCCTTTTTATATTGTATTTTCGATTCTCTATTTTCTCTATACCACTGTTTCGAATATTCTCTTTTGCAACTGTTACAAATCTTAGAATATTTTCCACTAAAAAATTTCTTATTTCTATTCTTATTACAAACTGAGCATTTCATATTTTAACCTCTTGAAGTTTCTTTTTGTTATCAAAATCGTAAAGATAAGTTTTATTATCCTCTGAATATAAAATCAAATCTATATTATTATTTCTTTTTGGTAATACATTAGTAGCGAGAACCCAATGGGTATCTTTTAATATTTTGTTTCTTCTATTGATAACTATTTTATTTGAATACATTTCCTTTCTTTCTAGAACCTCTTTTCGATTTATATTAAGTTTTATCTGTTTTATCTGTTTTATCTGTTTTATCTGTTTTATCTGTTTTATCTGTTTTGTCTGTTTTATCTGTTTTGTCTGTTTTGTCTGTTTATTTTTTTTCATTTCTCCTCCGTCGTTTTCGTTTCCGTTTTCTCCAGTTGTTTAATTATTTCATTTCTATGTATATACAATTTTTGAAGTAGTTTCTCTTTTTTGGGTAATGAGATATTAATTATGTTCCATATATTTGAAGGATATCTACCAATCATTTTAGCAATATCTTTGAAATATAAACCACTATCTCGTAACTCTTTTATGTGTTGATATTTCTTTAAAACTGATTCGTGATAAAATATTCTTCTACTAATTTTTTTCAAAGCTGTTTTTGCTTTTTTACTTTTTCCTTTCTCTGTATTCCAAAACGTATCTAGAACTCCTTGATGATCAGCTAACTTTAAATTATCTATAGAATTATTTAAAATATTTCTATCAATATGAATGATTTCCATATTATCTTTAAATCCTTTTATAAAATATTTTGCTACCAATCTGTGTAATTGACAGGTTTTTAATTTATTATTTTTTTGCAATCCGATTACAACGACATTTCTATTGCTAATAGTTGGACATAAAAGCTTCTCCTGAAAAATGGATGTGCGGTAATAATATTTTCGTTTTTTAATTCTTCCTTTATTTGATATGAAATAGATATATTTATGAGTTTGTTGTTTGGAAGAAAAACCACCAAAACCTTTACATTCTTTCCATTCTTCATTTACATGGTTTTTAACTTTAGATATATCAAGTTTCTTTTTAGATTTTTTAACCTTAAAGTTACCATCAGCATATGTTCTACAAACATACATTTGTCCGGTTTTATCAAGGTAGTAGTTTCCAAAGAAAGTTCTGATAAGTATTTTGTTTCTGAATTTTATTGTTGCCATAATATCTCCTTAAAATAGAACTACGTATATTATACAAACTTTACACTAAAAATCCTTTATTAATATTTTAAAAACAAAGAGCATGTAGGAATGTCAGTAACCTACATGCTCCTGCCGAACAACTGGAACCCTATCAAAAGTACAGTCATTCTATAAAAAAATTACAAAAATTACAGGTACATACTAATTACCTTATATTTTAATTCTATCGAAAGCATTTTTTATTTTTACTGGTGGACGGTTAAGAGAAATAACTTCCATTTGTAATTTTAGAAGTTTTTTATCTTTATTTTTTACAACCTTCTCTTTTTCTGTAAAATGCTGATCAGGAAACCATTTGTGGATTTCTTTTATTATATCATCCTGCATGGCTTTTCTATACCGTTCCCTTGTGTCTATTTTAACCGTAATAGGTTGTTGTTCTTCTTCTTCTCCAAGATGTTCTAATACTTTATCCCGAATCATCTTGCAAATACTGTCTATCATTTTATCCCATTTTTCTGTATTTCTTTCTTTTATCATACTATCATCCCGTTTTCATCTATTTTTACTTCTACTGGCCACAAAACAGGTGATTTCCTTTTAAGCCTTTCATCTATACCTTTATAAACATCATCTAATATTTTCTTACTATCTTGTATCTCTTTCTTCGTATCTCTTTCTTTATTCTCTTTCATATTATCTCCTTCCAATCCTTCATTCTATTAATTTCTCCTATTTCATTTCTCCTAGTTTTTTCAAACAGAAATTAGCTCGGTTTTCTTTTCTCCAACCCGTTCCACCATCTATATAATCTTCTAGTATCCACATCACCTTTCTTTTTTCCGCACGATAATCTGGAACTTCATTCAGACCTAGATTTCTTAGCCATTGAAAAAATTCATCCTCTGATTCTTTTAATGGCACTTCTCTGATGGATATGATTTCTATTTTACCATCATATTGTTTCATAAGAAGTTCTTTAGCTTCTTCTTCACTATTGGCTTCAATTTTTACTACATCTTCTGCTTCTACTGCTTCTACTGTAATCTCATACGTTTCCATCATCGATACCTCCTTTGTTTTATTCTTCTCCAGTTACATCAGTTACATCAGTTACATCAAATACTAAATTATCTTCATCTATTAAATTAAATAGATCTTCATTATCATCTTCATCTGTTTCATCTGTTTCATTTACTTCTATAATTTCTGTAATAGCTTCATCTCTTACTCTATCAAAAGAATTCCTTTGAACATTTACAAATCGGAGCTTTTCTATTAATTCTTCTCTGGTAATTTCTTTTCTATCCCAAAATATTCTATCGTTTTCCTCCGGCACTCCATTTTTAGTGGTTTGTAGGAGATGCAGACCAAGATAATTATCATCTTTTAAGTGTAAAATATGTTCGTGTTCTAAAAGTTTCCATTGGCATTTAGAAGGTTCATGCATCCATCTTTTTTCTTCGATTATCATATATTTATCATCTATTGTATTTTTCCAAATTAAATCTATATCGGTTGCAACATAACCTAAATCCGGATCTAATTTAATCTCTGTTCTTACCCAGTTTGTAAAAGCAGTTCCTTTATCATCTTTTCTTTTAAGCATTATATTCATCCTCCATCTCTTGAATTTTTTCTAGTTCTAAAAGTTCATACATATCTCGTAGAAATTCTTCATCTGTTTGTTCCGAGAATAGTATACTAAGTTTATATTTCTTTAAGTTATTCTTCTTTGGATTCTTTAGATTTGCCATGTTCTTCTCCTATTAATATTATAGTCAATAATTCTTAAAAATCAAGTGGTATTTTCCGTTTCAATCCCCATGTTCAATAGAAACAACTACTGTGCCTTTTAGTTCCTCCAAATCTTCTATATCGTTTACAATTTGAATAGACCGTTCAATAGTTCGTTTAGATTTACCGTTCCTTAAAATCTACAAAAATCTAAATGTTCAGTAGATACTAAAGGTTTGTAACAGGAACCGTATTTTCCTGTGACGAATCGCTCCAAAATATTTCTAGCAGCATTTATGTCTGCATTGTCAGAGTGACCACATTCCTGACATAGAAATGTTTCTCCCAAACGATTCTTCCTATCAGTGTGACCGCATTTGGAACACTTCTGACTGGTATAGTGAGGAGATACAGACCTGAACGAAACACGGTTTAGCTCACACTGTTGTTCTAATCTCGTCAACCAATAAGAATAATTCCAACTACCAATAGAACGCCTAATATTTTTACTCAATAGACGTTTGAGTTTCGAGTTCTTACCCAAATTCTTTAATTTCTCAACCACAATCATGTCTGCCTCATTGATTACTTGTTTTGCTACTTCATCTATTCTTTGTCTTAAAGCTCTTCTTGCTTTTGTTTGCCCTTTTGAACCATGCTTGCATCTCTTAATCCTTTCAATACCTGCTTTGATATCTTGCCCCAACTGTTTCCCTTTGGATGTAGTCGCTAATGCATTAATTCCTGTATCTATTCCAACAAGAGATTTGACTTCTTTCTTTTCTCCTGTCTCTATTTCAAAACAGAACTGAACATATTTATCAGTGATGATGTATGAGTTTAATCTCTTTCCTCTTTCTTGAAGTTGATTAAAGTGCTTGTGGTATCTTACAGGAATATCTATTCTGATTTTGTTACCTATAGAAGCAAGATGTAACCACCCATCGAACTCTTTAGTTTTTCTTAATGGTTGAAGTTCGGCAATGGTGCATGAAACATTCATTCTCTTACCTTTATGTGATGGCATCTTCATTTTATCAGGATTATCTTTCCATCTTTTCTTTGTAGCCGATACCATATCTAAAGCTTCTCTAGCAGCTACTTTTCTTAAACGAGCGGATAACCAAGTTTCAGGAATATCAACTATAGGTTTTAGGAGTTTTACCTTAGATACTTCACCATTTTTCCAAAAGTAGTCAATAAAAATATTAACAACACGACCATATTCGGAAAGAACTATCTGTAGTTCTTCCTTCTTTTGATTTGTAGCAAATTTGAGGCTACATTTAGTTGATCTTATTATCTTCATTTTCTAATTCTTGATATTTTTTTTCCAAAGCATTCCTTATCACGGCAGAGATATTAAGTTGATATCTTTCTCTCATGACTTTTATTTTTTTAACCAATTTATTATCTGCCATGTAAATCATTCTGTTATGTTTTTTATTCATGTCTATTCATGTATTCTATAATTATTTACCTATTTCCTTCTTTTTTCTTAAAAATTTTCAATAATTTTTACTAAATTTTTGTAGATTTATCGTCAACGGTCAGCAACCCGTTTTCTTTGAAGTATCCTTAGAAAAGCTAAACGACAACTTGTCGTTTAGCTTTTTCGTCATATCTCCACCATTTTTACTAATGCATTATTCATAACAATCCTTTTTTTAATCTAGTATTTCAATAATTCAATTCGTCTAGTATTTAACTTCAGACATCCTTTCCTGCCTTTAGATTTAGTTCTTCGTATATATGCTGTTTCGTTTTTTATCTCCTTTGTAATTTTACGTCCATCTTTTAATCTTCTTTCTTCATATGCTTTTCTACCTTCAAGTTCATCAAGATAATTTTGTATACTCTTCTTCATGCAATTACCCATTTTTTTACATAGATCCTCATTACGAACTTTTACCCATCCATCTTCTATCTTACCAAAGAAAGTTGCCATATAAATTAGACCATATAAACGAACTGCACCATGAGAAAGATTTTTATCAGTTAAAATATCCCATGGTATTTTAGCAAATGGTTTCTGCTTTTTTGGTTTAATGTAACTTCCTGAATAATCTTTCATCCTATCCTCCTATAAAAAAAGCAACTGACCATGCATGATATAATCCGGGAAGAAGATAACATGAACAAGCTAGAAGAGCTAGTCAGTTGCTTAAAATGTTTATATATTCTGTTCATGTATTTATTCCTCTTCCCGTTATCATACATATATTATACAAGAAAATTCCAAAAGTATCCTTCTTTCTTTTAAAATATTTCAATATTTATAGGCGGTTTATCAGATTTCTGTGGAACCGCTCCTCCACCTTCTTTCTGCTTTTCTAAGAATCAAGACGAAGATCTTCGTCTTGATTCTGAAATGGCATTTGCTTCTTTGGAAAATATTTCAATATTACAAATAAGCACTATTTTATTACAATTTTTCTAGCGTAAAAATAGCACCACTATGTCAGCGTAAAAATAGCACCACTATATATATAAGAGTATAAAGAAGGAGTGGACCGGAGTAAATCTTAGATAATATTAAATAATCCAATAAATCGAAGGTATTCCGAGATTTATTGGACCATTTTATGTTTTCAATTTTTTTTAGGTTTTTACCGTTTTTTTTCCACTTTTTTAATTCACTTCGTTCATGGGTCGAATCTGCACTTCGTTTGATTCATCCCGCTTCGTTGCTTCCGTCCATATTTCAATCAATTCTTTCGTATAAACTAATTCAATTAACAAACCTATACATTGTTACAAAATAACCATTTAAATCGTTTTAAACGTATTCTAGAGCCTTTAAACGTACTTTAGACAGTAGTGCTTAACCTTTCTAAACGAAGATTTGTATCATCAAAATCTAAAAGCGTTTTTCTAAATTTGCTTTAATATTTATAAATCCTTTAGTATCAATAACTTATGAATATTTGTATATACATCATATTTTATAAATCCTTTAGTATCAATAACTTGTCAAATCTAAATTTACTTTAACTATATTAATTGTATGAACTACCCAGACACTAAAGATGTCTGGGTTTTACGGCTCCTTAATAAAAATAAAAAAAGTTCTTGATTTATTCTTATTTTTTGATATAGTATTAACATGATAAACAAAATAATAAACATAACAAACTAAACGAACAGATAAACTTAGTGGCGTGGGTGACGAAGTTAAAGGAAGAACAATGAAAAAAACAGCAGTAAATAAAAAGCTTATTAATGCATATGAGGATAATTTTACCGGAGTTCATAAGATGGGTAAGGATGGAGTTCAAGGTTACTGCGGTTATGTATTCAAATGGAAGAACGTTTCGTCTAAACTATTAAAAAAAGATTTAAGTAATTTAATAGTCAAGTGTTCCGATTGTGGTAGAATTCTTGATGATGATGAAATAGTTTATATTGATCTAAATAAGTTAACCGAAAATTGCTTTTATTGTCATAGTAATAGTAACTAAACGAAAGGAAAGAGATGAAGAAAACGAAGAAAACGAAGAAAACAAGTAGAAGAATTAGAGTATCGAGTACATTGAAGAGATTGCAGAAAAGTGGTGAAAAAGCTATACATGTATGCAGATTAAAAGGTGCCGATCTATTTTGTATATGGAATGAACCGGAAGACTGGACCTGGTATAAAGAAATGGATGAACTTCAAAATTGTGGTGATCATCATTGGACAATAGATAGACAGATGTATGATCGGTTTAGTAAATAAAACAATGAAGAAATAATAACGAAAAGGAGAAAGCATGCAATTAGAACTAGTAAGAATATCAGATAACCAATACCGAATAATCTCTAGAAGCAATAAGAAACATTTTGCACTGGGTATAATCGGAAGATTTCTACTACAATACAATAAGATAAATACTCCTAAAATTGGGTTATTTTCTATCTATCTTAAACCTTTCAGTCAAGAAGCAACCGTTTACAGTTATCTTTCTGGTAAAACTGTAAAGATGAATAGAATAAAATATCAGAAGTGGATGAATGGTACAACTAAAGGATTGGTCAGCAAGAAAGATCAGAAGATAAATAGTTGGTTATCTAAAGGAGCTATTAAAAAAGAGAAAGCGAAGATATAAAATGATAAAACATCGAATTAGAAAGAATATTGATGGTAAAACAAAAATAGTAAAATTAACCGCAAGAAAAGCAATATTAGCAAATTGTAGAGAATGTATGGGATTTAACGCTAATGAAGTTCGTAGATGTACTTCTCCATTATGTCCACTATTCCCATTTAGAACTGCTGATACTCCTCAGGATACCGTTTAATATTAGCACATAGACGATTTTAAATATATAGAAATGATTTAAATGGTAAATAGATACTTGGATACCGTTCTATATAATTTCTTAATTCTTTCATATATAATAACAACTAGAATAACCGATACCAACCATATCTCAAACAGTATCCAATTAATATTTTCCTTACAAAGCTTTAAAGACATATGCAATTGCTCCGGTTACAAATGCTATATAGATAACCCCAATCAACCAACATGTTAATTTAGAACGTAAACTATTCCTTTCACATTTTACAACCAATCCTTCACTTCCATTTCCTTCTAACACCTTAAGGATTCTTTTTACGTTCTCATCTATCTTTTCTATACGATCATCTTCTAATTTTTCTACTCTATCTTCATCACTCATTACCCACCTACCTATTAACTTGAACTTGAACTATAAATTCCAGAACTGCTTGAACTGCTTGAAGAACTATATTGAATTGAAGAACTGCTAGAAGTATTACCTACACTTTCACTACTACTAGATGAAACCTGTTCTACAACACCATATCCTACATCACACCAAGTTTCTACTCCTTTTCCAATCCAATATGCTACAAAATCTCTTCCTCCGGTTGCAGCATCTCCTGTATTTAATTGGGATAATGTAGTTGTTGGTCTAATAGCAGTTGTAATATCAAAACATTCAGCGGCAGAAGCAAGAGGAGGTGCCCATGTTCCGGTATCGTGATTGTGTTCTCTATGGCAAATTTCTTCATCCTCTTTCCAACATACAAATAATCCGCCTTCAAATGAAACTATTCCTACACCACCACGTTCTTTTGTTTCTGAACTTAAAATTGATTTAGCACTCCATACACTTGCTGGACCACTTTCTCTTTCTTGAAATGTTATATTACTATTTTCATCGGCATATGCAACTGTAACATTAACGGCTCCATCTACAGTTTCTTGCTCTAGATCAAATATTGCCTTTGTTGGATAAAGATCATTACAAATAACTTGTTTCGTTTCCCAAGTTCCAGCATCGTGGTATCTTGAATAAAAATTTGCTGTTGATTCACCTGTCTTTTTTTGTTTCCATACCATTATCATATCACGTTTTTCGGCCGCACCATCACCGGTTTGACGAATAGATACGCCTAAAATTTCATCATTTGTTGGATCTATCAAATCTTCATCTTCACTCCATGTAGTTATATCTAAAGGATCCGAAAGATAACTTTTTATGGTTTTACTTCCTGTTCCCCCACCACTACCTGAACTTGAAGAACTTTCGTCGGCATCTTTATTAAAAATAGCTACAACCCACATCTTAGGAGAAGCTTGATTATCGGATGCCATGTTTACATATTTTAAGCTTCCACCTAAAGCACTAGCATCCATAACCGTTGTAGTATTTTGCCAGGAGAAAGTATTTGTGTTATTATCCGAATCGGCAACAATTACATCATTACCATTTAGATAGCAAATTGTAAATGTCCATCCTTTCGTCGGCATTCTAACGGTAAAATCGCATTCATCCCATTGTTGTGCTTTATTTATAGAAATTCTTGCATTGGTATTTTCTGTAAATCCAGCTTCTAAACTAGTTGCATACCATCCTTCTATCCTATTTTCTGAAGGATTATAAATGAAATACCAGAATAATCCTTCAACACTTTCGTAACCAGTTTTTCTTTGCCAATTACCTGCAAGCATACGTTCACAAGCAGCAACATAAGAACTAGAAGAACTAGAAGAACTAGAACTATATGCAATACTACTACTTGAAGAACTAGAAGAACTATAAATTCCAGAACTGCTTGAACTGCTTGAACTGCTTGAAGAACTGTAAAGAACAGAACTAGAACTGGAAGAACTAGAACTATATGCAATACTACTACTTGAAGAACTAGAAGAGGAACTTGAAGAACTATACAAATTACTACTTGAAGAACTTGAAGAACTATACAAATTACTACTGCTACTACTTGAAGATGATGATTGTTCTTCACATGTCATTAACGCATAAGTTACTCCTAATCCTGCATAATAGATATTAACAGTTGCATAAGATTTTCCTGTTGCATCTTCTAATGCTACTTCGTGCCATAAAGAATCATCTGAAATAACTGCTCCACCGTATGCAAGATAATTAGTTTCAGCTTGTGCATCTTCTAAACTCTTATACAAATAGATCCAGAAACGATTATAACCGCTAACAGGATAGGAAACAACTTCGTGTCGTAACCATAAATTACATTGGTCAGTATCATTTTTATATGTTGTCACTAGAGTATCTAATCCTTTAACTCTATCGCAAATATCAGCATGTGTTCCTGAGTTATAAGAACAATTATAAATGTCACAAATACATTCTTCATTACTAGAACTCGAAGAACTAGAACTTGTATTTCCTACGGATTCAGATGATGTACTACTTGAAGAAACTATGCAAGATCCTTCTATCATCGTTCCTGTATCTGTTCCGGTCGAATAAGTACCTTGAGGATAAGTATTAGCAACTAACTGATAAGCAATAGGTGTAGAAGCACATGATGAACTATTTATAACCCATCTCATTGATCCTAAATGCATATAGAAGTATAAGTATCTATCACTTTCTCCATTATAATAAACAGGAAGCTCATTACAATATGAGGCTGTTTTATCATAATCTCCATTTATGAATACTTCTGTAAATCCTGTAACGCAATAAATGTCGTTCAATTCTCCGCTACTCAAACTAGATGAACTTGAAGAACTGCTACTAGATGAACTTGAACTATAAAGAACAGAACTAGAACTGCTTGAACTATACTGAATAGAACTGCTTGAAGAACTAGAGCTATATTGTTCGGAACTAGATGAAGTACTTGAAGAGCTAGAAGAACTTGATTTACTACTAGAACTTGAAGAACTATATGCAATACTAGAACTTGAAGAAGAACTGCTGCTTGAACTGCTACTATAAAGTTCAGAACTAGATGAAGAATAAAGTTCGGAACTAGAACTGCTAACTCCATTTGTACTACTACTTGAAGAACTAGATGAACTTGTTTGATCTGAAGAACTGCTTGAACTTTGAGATTTTCCAAATGAGCTAGATGAACTTGGACATAAATCTTCACATGTTATATCTTCAAATGTTCCACCTCCACCTGATTGTGCAGTCCAACCATTACATTGATTACCATCTATCCAATTATAAGGTTGAGTTACGAAACCACTTCTTGGATGGAACATATATTGAGAATAATCATCATCCCAATAAACGCATGGTTCATCGGTTGTATTGTAATTTGATTCCCATCTTTCGTTAGAAGAATTGAATATCATCATCGTTCCATTATAATCTAACAATGTGCAGAAAGGCCCGTATGATGCTTGGCCTTGATTTATTGCAAAAGGATGAACAGTAAGATAAACTTCACAACATCCTGCTCCTCTACTTGAAGAACTGCTAGAACTTTCATTACCAATACTTTCAGAACTTGTACTACTAGAAGAACTGTAAATTCCAGAACTTGAAGATGAAGTAGAAACATCGCAATAATCACAGCAAGGTGTTGGGAATGCTCCATAATTCCAACCAATACCACCGCAACCATCTACTCCGTTTGTAAGATAACTGAATTTCAAGAACCATTGAGTACCTTGATGATCATTAAATGTCCATGAATTAAATGGAGCACCCGAGTAATACATTTTAGGATTATTATTTCCATCAGATTCCCATTGATTAGTATTTACGTTATACAACATCTTCCATTTTGTTCCAGCATTATTCCATTCATAACAGTAGCATGCTTGAGTTGTAGAAACTGAATTATAATCAACAAATGCAGGTGAAACTGTAACATCACAACATCCCCAACCTGAAGATGAACTTGTGGAACTTGAAGTATTTTCTACACTTTCAGAACTTGACGAAGATGTAGATGAACTTGAACTATATTGTTGAGAAGAACTAGAAGAAGAAGAAGAACTGCTATACAAATTAGAACTTGAACTAGAAGAACTATAAAGATTAGAACTGCTACTTGAAGAACTATAAAGAACCGAACTGCTAGAACTTGAAGAGCTGCTACTACTTGAACTATATTGTATTGAAGAAGAACTAGAACTGTAAATTAAACTACTAGAACTTGAAGAACTAGAAGAACTATAAAGATTAGAACTGCTACTAGATGAACTTGAACTATACTGTTGTGAAGAACTAGAAGAACTATACAAATTACTACTTGAAGAACTAGATGAACTATACAAATTACTACTTGAAGAACTGCTAGAAGAACTTTCACTTCTTCCACCCGATGTACTACTTGAAGAACTTGAAGAAGAGAATTCAGTAGGTTTCAATCTATGATCCAACCAACTATATCTTCTTTCTCTTCCATCAATTAATGTATATACAACCGCCCCATCAGGAACACCAACATCTTCTCTTGTTTTAATACGAGAATAAGCAACATATAAATTTTCTATATATGAACTTGAAGAAGAACTAGATGAACTTAAACTACTAGAACTTGAAGAACTATACTGAATAGAAGAAGATGATGATGTTGATTTGCCCAAAGATGATGTGCTAGAACTAGAACTATATTGTTGAGAAGAACTAGATGTACTACTACTGCTTGAAGAACTAGAACTATATTGTTGAGAAGAACTAGAAGTAGAAGAAGAAGAACTAGAAGAACTCGTAGATGAACTTGAACTATACAAATTAGAACTTGAACTTGAAGAAGAACTATAAAGATTAGAACTAGAAGATTCGCTTGATTGACTATATTGATTCGAAGAAGAACTTGAAGAACTATAAAGATTACTGCTACTACTACTTGAACTGCTACTAGATGAACTTGAACTATACAAATTTGAACTGCTACTAGACGAACTTGAACTATACTGTTTACTAGAACTTGAAGAACTATATTGTCCAGAAGAAGAACTAGAAGAACTGTAACCCCCAGAACTTGAACTGCTACTGCTACTAGATGAACTTGATGCAATAGTATTATCGTTTATATCTAATGTTAAATCAGAAATAGTCCATATAATTGCTCCACCCGAAGAAGAAGAACTTGAAGAACTATACAATTCAGAACTCGTACTACTTGAACTAGTACTGTACACCAAACTACTTGAAGAACTAGAAGAAGAAGTATTACCTATTGATTCAGAACTTGTACTACTTGAAGAACTAGATTTAGCACCTATACTTTCAGAACTTGTCGAAGAACTTTGAGAGGAACTAGAACTAGAACTTTCGGTAGAGGAACTAGAACTAGAACTTTCAGCACTTGCACATTCTCCTAGTGTTAATGTTCCATTTGTCCAATTACCTGCATCTGGATTTTCAGGAAGATCACCAATATCATAATCATAATCAGATTTAGTATTGATAACAGCGGCATCACAAGCTGAGTTTGTCAAGCACCAATAAGCTAACCAGTTAAAAGGAGGTCCTGGATTTTGTGTTATTCTACATGAAAGATAATAATAATTACCTGATACCGGGCCTAAGAAAGTACTTCTATATCTTCCACGATATATAGTACCCCATCCACCGGTATAGGTACATGTGCCTATTAATTCATAGGTACCATCCCAATCCTTTGAGGTATATCCTTTAAAACAATAATTACTTTCGTATGCCATAATTAATTAATTCCTGTTACTTTAATTTGAAAATATCTATTATCTGTATTAAATGGTTCTGTATATTCGAACCAAGAAGGAATAATAGCATCATAATCAAAAGGTGTTGTAGAGCACCTAAAATAAATTGTTCCTTCCGTTCCACTTCCTGTTCCGCAAACCGTATCATAAGAAATTATTACTCTCTTATCTCTTAACCCACCCGAATCCTTAACATCGGATACAAAAGCATCTGCATACTTTAATTCTAATTCACCATATGCACCCGAATTTCTTGCCTCTTCTACGGAATTCTCATAGTGCCACACCTTCCAAGAAACGCCTGTTGTTTCTGTAGGATTTTCACATCCCCATGTCCAACCATCATCTAATTGAGAACTTGAAGAAGAACTATATTGATCAGAACTAGAACTGCTTGAACTAGAACTATACTGATTAGAACTTGAAGAAGAACTATATTGATCAGAAGAAGAACTTGAAGAACTTGAAGAACTTGAAGAGGAACTATATTGATCAGAAGAAGAACTTGAAGAACTAGAACTATACTGATTACTAGAACTTGAAGAAGAACTTTTGGAACTTGAAGAAGAACTATATTGATCAGAAGAAGAACTTGAAGAACTTGAACTATACTGATTAGAACTTGAAGAAGAACTATATTGATCAGAAGAAGAACTTGAAGAACTTTTGGAACTAGAACTAGAACTATATTGATCCGAAGAAGAACTGCTTGAACTAGAACTATACTGATTACTAGAACTTGAAGAAGAACTTTTGGAACTTGAAGAAGAACTATATTGATCAGAAGAAGAACTTGAAGAACTTGAACTATACTGATTACTAGAACTTGAAGAAGAACTTTTGGAACTAGAACTAGAACTATATTGATTACTAGAACTTGAGCTACTACTTGAACTATAAAGATTGCTAGAACTTGAAGAAGAACTGCTACTATATTGTTCCGAAGAACTTGATGTACTACTGCTACTGCTAGACGAACTATACAAATTACTACTTGAAGAAGAACTTGAACTATACAAATTACTAGAACTAGAGCTACTACTACTACTTGAACTGCTATACAAATTAGAACTTGAACTTGAAGATTCTGTACTTGTTGAACTTGAAGAACTATATTGGTTTGAAGAAGAGCTTTCGCTACTTTCACTTGTACTGCTACTTGTTGAAGATGAAGAACTATAAGCTATAGAACTAGAA